TCGTAAAAATTGCTGATAAAGAAGCAGCAAAAGAAGTGCATAAGCATGAACATCATATGCACAAGGGTAAACCAGTTACCAAATTAAAAAAAGGTGGTGTAACAGGTAAAGAAATGCGAGCTGTTGGTCGCAATTTAGCTCGTGCACACAATCAAAAAGCAGGGAGCAAATAATGAAAACCCAAGTAAAACCAACGACTGCAAATAGTCCAAAGATTACCATTGGAAAAAACAAGTTTGCTGAACCAGCAGAGGCTTATGCTAATCCGCATACCAATAAAGAGAAACATATTACTGGTCAAGAAGTCATGGATCGTGGCGAATTTGCACATACAAAATCAGCTAAAGATGCTGAATTGACTGATCCAGTTTATGGTGGTGTTGGTTATGGACAATCCAGATTAAAAACATCTGGTATACAAATGCGTGGTACAGGAGCAGCAACCAAAGGTAAAATGAGTAGAGGGCCAATGGCGTGAACTACGAGCAGTTATATAACACGATTCAAGCGTATGCTCAAAACTATGAGTCTACGTTTATTAACTATATTCCTACATTTGTGCAGGAATGTGAAGAGCGTGTATATAACTCTGTTCAGTTTCCATCACTGCGGAAAAATGTTACAGGAACAATAACAATTGGTAATCAATATTTATCCTTGCCGAATGATTATTTATCTACCTATTCGTTGGCTTTATATCAATTAACAAATTCAGTTTATACAGTGCCGTATTCTTTTTTATTAAATAAAGATGTTAATTTTATTAGAGAGTCCTTTCCTGATCCATCTGTAAAAGGATTGCCAACGCATTATGCTTTATTTGGAACTCAATATTCAAATCCTAATGAATTATCATTGATTCTTGGTCCTACACCTGATGATTCTTACAGTGCAGAGTTACATTATTTTTATTATCCATCTTCTATTGTGCAAGGTATTATTACGATTTTGTCTTCTATTACTAATGCTGGATCTTTATATCAACCTGGTTTTTATCAAAATGTTTTGTTTACTGGAGGCTCTGGTAGCGGTGCATCAGGAGATATATTAGTTAATTCTAGTGGAGCCGTAAGCTCAGTAACATTACAAAATGGCGGTAATTTTTATATTACTAATGATGTATTGAGTGTACCTTCTTCAAGTCTTGGTGGTAGCGGTTCTGGATTTTCTATTACAGTTAGTCAAATTAATAATTCCAATGGTCAAAGCTGGTTAGGTGATAACTTTGATCCAGTTCTTTTGTATGGATCCATGCGTGAAGCGATGATTTTTATGAAGGGCGAACAAGACATGGTTACTTATTATGAAGATAAATATAAAGAAGCTCTTCAATTAGCGATTCGTCTTGGTAATGGTCTTGAGCGTGGTGATGCGTATCGTGATGGTCAAACTAAACTTAATACTAATCTTAAAGGTAATGTTGTTTCATGATAGTTCAAACTTCCTGTACGATTTTTCAACAAAACCTATTAAGTGGTTTAGAGAACTTTTCTGCATCAACTCCGTACACTTACAAAATAGCTTTGTATAACGCTAATGCGAATTTAGGGCAGTCCACAACGGCATATACAACAGTTAACGAGGTAACAGGAACAGGATATACGGCTGGCGGAAATACTTTAGTGATTTCTACTTATCCAACGAAGAATACGCAATATAACGTCAGTTATGTATCATTTAATAATGCTGTTTGGAGTCCTGCATCCTTTACGACAAGGGGTGCATTAGTTTACAATGCAACTACAGGTGCAGCATGTTTTATATTAAATTTTGGATCAGATAAAATTTGTACTACAAGCTTTACGGTGCAATTCCCAACAGCGGCATATAACAGCGCAATATTAACCATTGGAACCAATACAGGCAGTCTTAACTATAGTAGCCCATCTTAGGAGAAATTATGCAAAATGAATTAGCCAGCTGCGGTGATTATGCCGTAGCAACATTACAAACAAGTCCAATACTAACTGAAACTTTTGGGATTGAAGGTCGCTACTATGTAGAGTGCCGTGATGCAAATGGTAATTTAAAATGGACTGAAGAGTTTGATAATCAAGTAGTTCAAGCTGGAAAAATATTTATGTTTTCTCAGTTACTACAATCTTCTCCAATATCTTTGGTTGGTCCTTATCTTGGTTTGGTATCTGGTTCTTCTAATACGTTTTCTCCTACAGATACAATGGCTTCACACTCTGGTTGGACTGAATTTGTTAACTATACAGTAAGTGGCTCTGCCGTTCGTGGAACAGCTGTATTTGCAACACCAACAGGTAATAACAGTACAACTTCTGGTTCTAACGTAGTTACTGCATCTGCAACAGCAATTACTTATACAATTACAGGTGCTGGTGGTACGGTTGGTGGATGTTTCTTAGTAACAGGTACAGGAGCTTCATCTACTCAAAGTTCTACAACAGGTACGTTATATAGTGCTGGTGCGTTTGGAACAGCTAAGGCAACAACTGCTGGTGATACTGTTGCGGTAACATATAGTACAACTGCAACATCATAAGGAGCCTTAAATGGCTTTACAATTAGCTGACCGTGTATTTGAAACAGGTACAGTATCCACAGGTACAGGTTCTGTTACGCTTGGTGGTGCCGTATCTGGTTATGTAGCTTTCTCAAGTACAATAACTTCTGGTAATACAACATACTATTGTATCTACGATTCTATAGCTGGAGTTTGGGAAGTAGGTATTGGAACATTTACAACTAGTCCAAATACGCTTGTTCGTACAACGGTTATATCTAACTCGCTTGGAACAACTGCTTTAATTAGTTTTAGTACATCCAACAGTCTAAATGTTTTTATTACACAGCCAGCAGAAAATACAGTAGTTTCAAGCAATAATCCTGGAACGTCTGGTTATGTACTAACTTCAAACGGTACAGGTTTAGCACCTAGTTGGCAAGCATCAGGTGGTGGCGGTGGTTCACCAGGTGGCTCTAATACTCAAGTTCAATACAATAGCTCAGGATCGTTTGCTGGTTCTGCCAACATGACCTTTGATGGTACAAGTTTGACATTGGCTAATGATGCAAAAATTCATACATTAACTATTGGTTTAGGTTCAGGAAGTATTGCAACAAATACCGCTTTGGGTTATCAAGCGTTAAATGCAAATACGACTGGAGCAAACTTAACAGCAGTCGGTTATCAAACTTTAGCGTCTGGCACAACACAAGGAAAAGCAACTGGGGTTGGTTATCAATCAGGCTATTCTTACGCTGCAACAGATACTTATGGTGGTGTGTATCTTGGTTATCAATCTGGTTATTTTAATACAACTGGTGCTGATAACGTATTTATTGGCGGCAAAGCTGGTTATGGGGTTAGTGCTTCAACAACAGGTGGTTTAAATGTAGCGATTGGTGCAGATGCCCTTGGGTTATATAAAACCACAGTAAACTGCGTAATAATAGGTTATCAAGCCGCTCAATATATGAACGGTGGCACAAGCAATGTGTTTGTTGGTTATCAATCAGGCCCACAGTTTAGTAATTCAATTGTTTCACCAAATTATTCAGTTGGTATAGGTAATCAAGCATTAGCATCAGCGCAGTATACTAGTCATGCAACAGCAGTAGGTTATCGCTCTTTATATTCACAAGCAGCAAATAATTATTCAACTGCTATTGGTGATACATCAGGTTATTCATATACAGGTAATGATGTATATGGTAGTTTTATTGCGGGTTATCAGGCAGGCTACTACAATACTACTGGGGTTGACAATGTCTTTATTGGTGGTAGTGCTGGATATGGAGTTTCTGGTTCAACGACTGGTGGTCAAAACGTAGCAATTGGTGCTCAAGCTTTAACTGCATATACGACTGGAACTAGAAATATTGTAGTTGGTTATCAAGCGGGTAAGGCAATTACAACTGGTTCACATAACACAGTTATTGGTTATCAATCAGGTTCTTCTCTTTCAACTGGTGGATATAATGTAATAATTGGTGAATTCGCAGGTAGTCCAAATGGAAGCAATAATGTTGCTATTGGTTATTACGCACTAGGTCAAGCATCTTCAGGTGGTCAAAATACGGCTATCGGTACATATTCTTTATATTCTTTATCTACAACAAGTAATGCAACAGCATTAGGTTACAGGTCAGGGTTTTTCTATCAAGCTACTGATACTTATGGTTCAGTAATAATTGGTTATCAGTCTGGATACTACAATACCACAGGTGCAGATAACATATTTATTGGTGGAAATGCTGGATTGGGAGTATCAGGCTCGACTACTGGTGGGTTAAATGTGGCAATTGGTCCTAATGCTTTAAGCGGTTATACCACAGGAGCAAATAATACAGTTATTGGTTATTCTGCTGGTTCTTCTATTACGACAGGCTCTAATAATATTTTATTGGGCTATCAAGCTGCACCATCGGCAGCTACAGTATCAAACGAAATAACTATTGGTAACTCATCAAATACCGTTTTACGTTACCCACTTAATTATTCAACAGTAGCAAGTTTGCCAAGTGCATCAACAGTAGGTCGTGGTTCGAGAACATTTGTAACTGATGCTTTAGCACCTACATTTCAAGCTACAGTTACAGGTGGTGGTGCAGTATTTACTCCTGTTTATTCAGATGGTACAAACTGGAAAGTTGGTTAATTTTTAAAGGAGATTTAAATGGCAAATACATATACAGTAACAATCAATTCAATGCGTACATTATCTAATCCAGAAGGGTTTGTAACGGATGTCATGTTTACAGTTTCAGGAACGGATGGAACGCATACAGCGTCTATTCAAGATAACTTGCGCTTTAATCCATCAAATGATTTTATGTCAATACCTTATTCTAGTTTGACACAAGCAGAAGTATTGGCATGGATTAATGCCGAAACACAAAATTTAATTAATCATTATGCAAATATTGATGGTCAGATTAACAGTATCGTTAATCCACCTGTAGTGCCAGTTGCAACAGCGTTACCTTGGTAATTTTTTAAACTAAATGGAGAAATAAGTGGATATTAAATTAACACTAACAGTAGAAGAAGTACAAGGCTTGATGAATCTTATGGGTGATACACCTGCTAAGATGGGTTTCTTTCCTTTGATGATGAAAGTTAAAGAGCAAGCTGACCCTCAAGTTCCTGAAACTAAAGAGGCTGACAAAGCTGCCTAATTATGTTCGGCATAACTGCATTTGCTCAAGCACCGTTTGCTGGATTAGGACAAAACCTATACACCTTTAATAAATCAGAGGCGGTAACTATTGCTGATGCAAATGCAGAACAAAGTAATTTTTTATTATCAATTGCAGAAAATGCAACATTAGCAGACTCTAATTCTGTTTTGGCTGCGTTTATACAGTCTATATTAGAGAATATTAGTGTATCTGATACGCCAAGTATTTTGGCTCAGTTTTCTCAATCAATAACTGAAAGTTTAAGTCTTTTAGATATTATTGCTATTGGTAATGCGCTATCGTTTTCAATTACAGAAAGTGTGACTTTAGCTGATACACCAAGCATTGCTCAGGGATTCTTTCAAACTATTACAGAATCTATTAGTTCAATGGCAGACTCTAATCAAGTTGGACTTGGTTTATTTGTATTTGAAAATGTTAACCCAGCGGACTCAAATTCTGAAACTTCTACGTTCCTGCAAACTATTACAGAGAATGTAAATGTACTTGATACACCAACCGCTATATCACAATTCCTTGAATCTATTACAGAAAATTTAAATCTTGCAGATAATAATCAGGTAAATATCGGTGTAGTAATAACAGAAAATTTATCATCAGCAGATTCCAATAAAGTTGGCATTGGAGTTTTTGTATTTGAAAACACAGGATTAGCTGATTCTAGTACCCAACAGTCTAATTTCCTTGATTCTATTGTAGAAAATATTAATCTATTAGATAGTAATTTTGTCTCAGGATGGATTAAAATTAACGATAATCAGACTGTAACTTGGAATGCTGTAAATAATTCAAACTCAGCAACTTGGAATGCAATTAATGATAGTCAAACATCTAATTGGATATTAATAAATAATCAGCAATAAGGATAAATTATGGCAGAAACTTATTCAACCTCGTTAAAGTTAACTTTAATTGGAGATGGAGATCTTGCTGGTACATGGGGCGATGTAACTAATACAAATTTAGGAACCCTATTAGAGCAAGCTATTACAGGCGTAAATGGAATTAGTTTAACAACCTATGGCGGAAGCTCCTATACATTAACAAATTATAACGGCACACTTGATGACGCAAGAAATATGGCACTTGTATTTACAGGTACACCATCAGCTGGCGTGACTATTATTGCACCATTGGTTAATAAGTTTTATATAGTTGTAAACAATACTAGTCAGGTTATAACCATGTCAGCTTCTGGTGGTGCTATTACTTTAGCAATACCTGCTGGCGTAACTGCTCAATGTTATTGTGATGCATATAACGTAAGTGGGTCTGGAGCTGGATTTTATTCTGCACAAACAGGATCGGCTGGTAACTTTGTAGTAAATGGTACATTAACAGCAACAGGAGAATCTGATACAGGTAATATGAGTATTGGTGGAACGCTTGGTGTAACAGGTAATTCTACATTAGGCGGAACGCTTGGAGTAACAGGAGCGCAGACAAACTCAAGCACTATTTCTGCAACAGCATTTACAAGTACGGTTGCTACAGGAACGGCACCACTTACAGTTACATCAACAACCCCAGTAGCAAATTTATCGGTTGGTGGAAGTTCAGGGTCGGCTGCTAAGATTGCAAATACAGGTGGCTGGAATATTACTCCAACAGGAACAAAACTTTATTTTAACTATAACGGCACGAATGTAGCATCATTAGATTCATCAGGAAACTTAATAGTTCTTGCTAACGTAACTGCATATGGAACACCATAATGACATTAAATGCATCTGGACCAATTAGTCTTGCTGGGACAACCATCGGACAATCTATTGAATTAGAGTTAGGTGGCAATGGTACTACACAAATTAGTTTGAATGATACAAATGTTAGATCATTAGCGGCTGTGTCAAGTGGAACGATTGTTATGCCGACTAATTTTTGGGGAAAGACAAATACAGTATGGTATACAGAAAGTGGATTGGCTACTGCTTTAGGTAGTGGATATAATTCCAATTCAGTAGCATATGGATCTTCTTTGTTTTTTGCTACAAATAGTACAGGATATGGAGCATCGTCTCCAGATGGAATAACATGGACTAATCAATCAGGAATACGTTCTATTTTTAGCGGCGGGTCTCTTAATGGTGTAGTTTCAAATGGATCTATATTTGTAGGATACGGTCAAAATAGTTCTAGCAACGCTTTAATTGCATCTTCATCAAATGGATCTACATGGACAAGTGGTTATACAGGAAGTGCTGGAGGACCACAGTTTGGAGCATGGAATGGAACTAAATTTTGTTTAGTTGCAAATTTATCCGCAACAACTTGGACATCTACAAACGGCACAAGCTGGACTGCAAATTCTTCTAATTTACCAACATCAGGATTTGCTACTTATGCAATAGCATCAAACGGCTCCATATTTTGTTTAATTGGAGCAAGTTTTACAGGTGGTGCATTGGCGTACACATCTACAGATGGAGTTACTTGGACTGCTCAAACTGGATTACGTTCAGCATTTAGTGGTGCAAATAACGCAAATACAATTACTTGGAATGGTTCAATATTTTGTGTAACAGGAACGGCAAGCAGCGGACCTGGAGTATGTGCTACATCGCCAGATGGATTCTCATGGACAGCGCAAACTGGTTTTTCTTCATTGGGTTCAGGAAATGTTTATTCGCCATATGCAAGTGCAAGTTTGGGTACTTTAATTTGTGTTATAGGTTTAAATTCAAGTAATAATGCTTGTGCTGTTTTATCTGGTAACGGATCAAGTTGGCAAGCATCAACAAGCTTTACATCGGCATTTGGCAGTTTAAGTGTGCCAGCAGGATTAGCAGCAAGCAGTACTATATTTTGTGCAGTAGGTAGCCAAGGTTCATCACCATACTCTGCTGTTTGTGCAATAACATAAGAAATTATTTTAGTGAATGCCAGATATCAACCCTATTGCCGAAGGAGCAAAGTCGTTAAGTGAAGGATTGAATCAGGCTCGTGAAGCAGGGAAAGGTCTTACCAAAACAATTGAAGATATACAGCGTGATGGTAAAGACGTAGCAAAAAAAGATTTAGAAGATCACCAACGCCAACGTATACATGCAGAAGCAATGGAAAACTCGGTAATCTATCGAGCGATTCAGGAGTATAAAAACCAAAGCGAAATTATTCAAGCCGAGAACAAAGCGGAAAAAGATTTTAAAGCTAAGTACGGTGAGAAAGAATGGGCAAAGGTGCTTGAATTAAAAGTGGTGGTTGAACGAGAACGTAAGGAAAATCAGACGCATTATGGGCATAAATTAAAAGATGTTCAAAGGGTGCAAATGTATTGTTGGATTGCTGCTTTTATTGTTACCTATCTTTTGTATTATTTTCACCTTGTATGACGCTCTATTGGTTTGTAGTATTCTTAATAGAACTTGGTTTATGGAGTCAAATTGCCTTTTTACATTGGGAAATCAAACAATTACAGCAGACAAAAAAGCCAATACGATTTAAAATTACTAGGACTATTACCGAAGAACGAACCAAAAAGGACATCGTGCGTGGATGATGAAGTGTTTAAACTGTGGACAGTCTTTGCATTAATTTGTATGATGTTAATTATTCTCTTAAAGGATTGATATGGATTGGTTAGCTCAAATTGCACCTGGCATTGCTACTGCTCTTGGTGGCCCATTAGCAGGATTAGCGGTTACTGCTGTATCAAAAGCACTTGGTATTGATGAAAAAGATGTGCAGTCTACAATTGAATCAGGAAAACTCACTTCAGATCAACTGACATCTATAAAGCAAGCTGAATTAGAATTGCAAAAACAAGCCAATGAATTAGGTTTAGATTTTGAAAAACTTGCAGTAGATGACCGTAAATCTGCAAGAGATATGCAAACAGCAACGCATTCGTTTATTCCACCAGTCTTATCTATTCTTGTCACTATAGGATTTTTTGGCATTTTGATTGGTTTGATGACCGATCATGTTGTAAAGTCCGATGCTTTACTGCTTATGCTTGGAAGTTTAGGAACAGCATGGACAGGGATCATTGCGTTTTATTTTGGTTCATCTGCTGGTAGTCAAAAGAAAGATGAGCTACTACATCAAAGTACACCGATATGAAAGAAAATTACGATGCATCATTGGCTCAAGTATTAAAGAGCGAAGGACTTTGGAGTGACAACCCTGCCGATCCTGGAGGAGCCACTATGAAAGGAATTACGCTTGAAGTATACCGTGCATGGAAACGAAATCCACATATCACAAAAGAAGAATTAAAGGCTATTTCAGATGCTGATGTTCATGATCTTTACAAACAAAAATATTGGGATGTATGTCATTGTGACGATCTTCCAGCTGGTATTGATTATGCAGTCTTTGACGCTTCAGTTAATATGGGAGTTGGTCGAGCTGCTAAATTAATTCAAGAAGCTGCTAACTGTGCGCCAGATGG